TGGATTCTGTTCATTACCCTCACCCATTTTCATGTCTGCAATAGCAGAAAAAGATTTTCCTGCATCAACAGCAAAGCCTAATAATTGGAATAATGTTTGACTTGGTTCTTTGAATGGTAGAGGCAACAAAGACTCTCGAATAGAAGTTCCTGTTACGTCTACATCTCTAAATTCTCCAGGTTGTAAAGGTTCTTCTTGATCTCTAATACGCATACCCCTGGCCTTATATCCAGCAGGTAAGTTAGCTAAAGTTCCAGCATCAATTAATTGACGTAAAACACTAGTTGCTGTTCTTGATAACCCACCTAACATGTGAATTAATCCAAAACCATAGAAACCTAGACCGGGTAAAAATTTGAAATGAACAAAGTATGGTATTTTTTTAAAATTAGGATCATTTTGTTCATAGTTTCTTCTGATAGATAATATTTTAGTAGAAAATTCATCTATGGTTACAATATAGGGTAATTTAACACCTGAAGTATCTTCAAAACCAGGAATGTCTGCATCAACATGCATTTCTAATATTGAATGTTCTATATCCTGTCCTAAATCTGGAGATGACACACCTTCCAATTCCTCTACTTTACCCTCTACTTCGTTTGTAGTATCAACCTGACCATGAGTAACTTTTACATCACGATAAAAACCAGATACTTGTAATTTTTTTAATTCATTCTCACTCATTTTAATTGAGTGAGTAATTCTTTCTGCTTGATCAATATCTGTTGCCATATAGTTAATATATAAATCTTCACTAGATACAAATTTTGCTACACATCTTTTTAAAATTTGATCGTAATAAACTTTTTTAAAAGCAGATCCAGATAATGCTAAATAAAATAATAATTGATCCATCTCAGGATCGTATTCTTCCATTACATGAGTAACATAATAGTTCATGTAATCTTTTACTCTTTCTGCTTGTTGTTCTGTTTGCGGTGTTGGATCACCCACGATAATTGTGCGAACGGGACCGCTTGGGGGGAGAAGTTCTTTATAAGCTTGGGCTTGAAACTGAGTAACAGATTCAGCTAATAAAGGATGCACGACCCCGGACGCACCTTCGAAAGGTTGAGTTCTATTTTCATAAGTAAAACCCAACATATCTAAACCCTTCGTATAAGTGCTTTCCCAGTCTTTACGAGAGTCTTTATCGCTTTCGAATGCGGCTAGTAGATCTGATGATAATCTACCTAATTCTGTTTCATCAATATATTCTGCTAAGTTAGCATCAAATGGAACTTGAGACATGTCCATTGGTTGGTCTTGAATTTTTTCTGCGCTACCATCCTCCATGATTTCAAAATCAGATTCAAAAGTTACATCAACATCTGGTTCTATTGTAATCTGTTGTTCTTCTTCTAAATCTAATGCTTTATTTAAAGCTTGTGTTGCTTTCTCTATTTGATTTTTATTTTCATCTACCATGATTTACATATCCACCTTTCCTGTATGCAGGCGTTCCTTTTGCAATATTACTTCTTGCTTCTTTGTTGTTTTTAACATCTAAATATCTGACTCTAAAAACTCTCCCGTCAGGTATTTTTATAACAGTTGTTTGAGGAGTTGTCCCCACTTTTTTACTAACTTTTTTAAGTGCACTATCTAACATTGGTCCATAAGCAGATAAATTACCTTGATAACTTCTCTCTCCTGGTCTTAAATTTAGGTTTTTAACTTGCGGACTAGAGAATGCAACCCCATCATAACCGGAATCTTTTGCTACTCTTAAAAGATATTTTGTTACAAATTGCATGTAATCAACAGAATTTTGATAAGGACCCTCTGGGATATCGCCACCAGAAATACCAGATGACTGTCTAGCCTCAGTTAAAATAGTTCTTATCTTTTCTCTTTCTTCATACAATTTATTTAAAGCAGGAGATCTAGGATTAGTTGCATTTAAATTTTCTATTTTTAAATTAATTAAATCTAATTGTTGTTTGTTTGCAATCAACTCTTTCGGTGGAGGTAAGTCTCCTCTCATGGCATAACCAGATCTAGGAGATATAGCTCTTCCTTCTTTAGCTGCTTCTCTAATCGCTCTTTGAATAGGTTGATGCATATCTGATTGTATTTCTTCTACAAACAAAATTCTTCTACCAAACTCGTCTGTTCTATCAGAAACTCTTGTGTGAACAAATCCATTTGTTCTGTCGCCAGATTGTAAACCAAAATCATGACCATAAGAATATTCAGGCTCTGTCTTTCTTAATTTACCTGGTTTATACTTAAATAAAAATTCACGATAATTATCTCCACCTGATAAAGTTTGTTGTCCTCCATACGATGGTGTTTTAGCGTATGCTCCTGGTGCAAAGGGTCTAGCAGATTGACCTGTTGCGGCACCTAAGGTTCTTACAATTTCTTTTACAGTGAATGGAACAGGAGCGTCAAAATTAATTCCTTTTGCCATCGCTCCTTCTATACCGAAAGCTTTTTGCATATAGCTATCAACTGAACTAACTACACTTTCTAATGATTTAAAATCATCAGCAGATGAAGATTGAACTTGAGGTAAAGAATTTTTTAAATAATTAACTAATCCAGATACTCTTGGATCTTGTCTATCTGTATCTATCTTAGATAATTTTTTTGATAGATTGCTTATAATATTTACAGTAGCAGGTTTACCTAAGGGTATCGCTTCAATGGTAGGTGCTATCTCATCAAACTCCTGTAACAGTTTTTGTTTTGTAATTTTATCTTTTCCGAGACCAATTAAATAGTTTTTTAAAGATGTATCGTCTAGTTCTAAATCTCTGACGCCTTGTTGTTTAATGTAATTTAACCAACCTCCTGCTTGATTGCTTTCAAAAGGTGCATCAAGAATTACCTCTCTTGATTTGTGAAACATCACAGGTGCGACTGTTGTCGACTTACCTGTTTGAACTCCTTGTTCTAAATCTAATTTTGTACCAGATGGTTTTTTAGGTGCAGCTATCTTAGGTGCATAATCTCTTCTTTTACCAACTATATTCTTGGTTAAGTTTTTAACTATTTTTGATCCTAGTGTTTTAGCTACCATTATTTTTCTTTCTAACTTTTATTGGAGCCATGTTCATCAAGGCTTTTTCAGAATTAGATAAATCAGGTCTCATGTATGTTAATTTATTTCTCCTTTGCTCTAATCTATCCAAAACAAATTTTCTTCTAGACATTACAGTTGCGTTTGGAGAGGGCACCATACCTTTTCTGGGATCATACATAGGTGCTGATCGAACTATTACTGTTTGTTCTCCTTGTTTAATATTAGGATCTATTCTTAAATTTTTAATTCCTTTTTTCTTAAGCATGTTTCTCAACATCTTAGTGCTCATGTTTTTTAAAAGTGTCTTAGTCATCTAAATTTTCTGATGCTTCACCTAATAGAAGCATTTGTCCAAGACCTCTTGGAGCAGAAGAAAACGGTATTCTAAATCCTGTTACATTCGGTCTATTTTTTAATCTCAAAGGAAAACCTATTCCGGTGTTCGTTGTGCCAGGGTACATTTGATTAATACCAAATCGTAATCCTTTAGGTGCAAACTTAGAACCTTGTCTAAGCGCATAGAATGGAATAGCATAACCAGGAATATCTCCCATAAAACTCATCATAGGATCTGAGAAAAGATTTTTACCTGATGCTGTTTCATATTCAAATGGATTGTAAGCATCTCCCATCATATCGTTGAATAAACCAAAATCTATGTCACCCTCTAAGAAACCCTCAGATAAATTATAATCATCCAAGAATCTAGGCATGTTTAACTCAGATTGAAAATCTCCATAAGGAAGTACAAATTGATCAAACATCATATCACTTTCTAAATTTGCTAAATAATCTTCATAAGCCCGCAAACTAGGTTCATTGTATCCTAATCCAGAATCAGGATTATCTTGAATATATTGTTTGAACGCATCATCAGTATATAAAGATTCTACTTGAGGAAATATTTTATCTTCATAAAATTGATCTATGGTGTAAGGCTGATTGATTATATTCATGCCTTGTTGTGTATTTAAATAATTTAAAAAGTTTCTATCTGCAAAAAGATCACCATAAAAATTTTCATCTGAATATGTGTTTAAAGGGTTGATGTTCATCATGTCCTCATAATATTGACTTTCTACGAGAGGATCGTAATAGATGTTTCCTGGAACATCTGATATGGCAGCTAATGTTGATAGATCTCCGAACCCTTGACCACTACCCACATTCATTCCCATAGCTTGACCAGCAACTTCAAAAGGTAATTGTAAAACATCACCTGCAAATTCTGCACCACCTAATAATTTATTTCCAATAAATTTAAGTTCATCTTTTCCTTTAGGACTAGAAAAAGGTGAATAAGGATCATTTGGATTGGAATAAAAATCTCGATACTTTGTCATAAAAGGTTGAACAACATTTTGATTGAAATTTTTTGCCACATTCAGTGCCCTATTTAATAAGGTAGGACTGGCTTGTGAATAGGCTTGATCAGATCGTAATATTTGATCTGCTCTTCTTCTGTTTTCTCTGACGTTATCTATGCCCATTAATAGTATACTCTCCCACTACCTATTTCCTTTGGCTCATCTTCAAAGTCATCGCGTAAAGTTACATGATAACCTTGTCTATAACGCATTAAAGCCTGCGTTGTAGAGTCAACGTAGTCATCGTGATCACCGAAGGGAAAAGCTGCACACTCTTCAATTACATCTTCAGCGAAACTCTTTTTGGGCGCCCATATCGCTCCCGACTCAAATAACGGGGCTACGCTGTTTACCCTCGCATGTTTATCATTACCTTTAGAGGGTGTAAAATTTATAACAGGTATTCCCATCTTTTGCAACTCATGAGTTAATGGCATCCCAGAAGCTTTAGCTTCTATGAGTACCATTTCTGGCTCCCAGTAACGATATTCCTCCATCGCAACTTTTTTTAATTCAGGAAAGTTCCAACGATCTTTTCTTGCATCTAACAGTATTAAGTTAGGTGCTCCACCGTCTTCTGGTCTAAATACACCCCAAGTGGTAATAGCAGAAAAGTCTGCTGTTTCTTTTTTACTAAAAGCGGTATCGTATGATTGTATAATGAACTCGAGCCCGGGCACCTTTTCCTTGTCCCAAACTCTCCACCAATCTCGTTTTATCAAAGCACCTTCTTCTGATGTTGGTGCCTGCATCCACTGTGCATTCCACTTCTTCAAAGGAATAGATGCTTTAACTTGTTCTAATGCTTGTATGTTCCAAAAACCTGACCACATGGGTTTACCACTAGGAAGTATTGCCGGAAATTCCACAACCTCCCATTGATCTGCATTCTCATCTTTGCCTTGGGCCTCGATTAGCCTACCAGTAAGATCTTTGATAGACCAACGAGTCATGACTACAACAATAGCTCCACCTGGTTGCAAACGCTGTCTAGGTCCAGAAGTATACCACTCGTAATGTGAATCAAGGACCGTGGGCGATAGTGCATCTTGTTCGGAATGTGGATCGTCAATAATTAATAGATCTGCACCACGACCGGTTATAGCACCACCGACACCAGCTGCGAAGTATTCTCCGCCATGGTTCGATTGCCATCGACCAGCAGCCTTAGAGTCAGCTGCTAATCTGACTTCTGGAAATACTTTTTCGTATTCATCGCTTTCAATTAGATTTTTTGTTTTTCTACCAAACGAAACAGCCAATTCACCTGTGTGAGTGGTTTGAATCAACTTCGCTTTTGGATTACGGCCCATGAAGAAAGCCGGAAATAAATGAGATGCAAATTCTGATTTTGTGTGTCTAGGAGGCATGTTGACAATCAATCTTTTCAACTCGCCATTTGCAATACGATTTAATTTTTCTGCATATATTTGATGATGCTTACCTTCTATGAAATCAGGCCAAACTGTTTTTGTAAATTTTAAAAAATCTTTCTGTGTTGCTTCTTGCTTATCGGATATGGCTTTCTTCAATAAAAGCTTTAAAGCCTGTGTATCATAGTTTTCAAGATTCGAAACGTTTTGCATTTTAAAAAAATTTTTTTTAGACTCATTCTAAACGTTTTTTTGAGAGATTGCCACAGTCAATCCTTGCAGCGCAACTACTATATGGATGTTAGTTGCAAAGGGGGGTGTGGGGGTTTGGAGTTTTGTATATGGACTTTTAGACCGGGAGCTAAACGCGAAGCGGTTAGCGACCTGGGCACTAGCAGCCGCTGCATGTAGTGGTGTTGCATTTTTGCAACACAAGATATAGTACCCGGGCGGCGAGGCCGCTGCATGTAGTAGGTATGGCCTGGATCTACATACTACATATGGCCCGGGCAAGTTATCCACAGGTTATCCACAGATAACTGAAAATTAGTTCATTTTTTACTTTGTGTGAAGTAGAACTGTGGTAAAGTCGTCTTGTTAGAAATAGAAAGGAGTCAATATGACTAAAGACGAACTAAAAACTAAAGTTGGCATGGGTTTCTTTTCCTGTAAATGGATAAAGAATGATGGTTCAACAGGAATACTTAAAAGAGGTATTCTTGGTATCTATGCTCATAACTTCACATCAACCAAAAGTAAATTATCTTTTAAAGAACATGATAATTATGTTTTGGCTTGTCGTGTCGGAAATGGTCTACCTAGAGATTATCGTTCTAGGTTTTTAAATATCAACCCTCAAACAGTATTTGAGATTAATGGGAAACCAATCAATGAGTAAAGACAATAACGAGATTGTTCCAATCAATTCTGTAAACAAAGTTGATATTACTCCAGTCTTGAAAGAGATTGTAGAATACGCAAAAGATCAAAATTCGATTGGGGATTTAGAATCCCTAATCTCAAAAGTTCCAACCAAAGACTCTATGGATTGGAAGTTGATTTGTGGAGTATTATGTAATTCGATACTTGAATGGACTGTTCAAGATAAAGAGAATCGAGTTAGTTTAATACATCATCTACAAAGCGACATTGGTTATATACTAAAGCGTCTTGGCTTAACTATGTAATCAAAAATCTATAACTAACAAACCTAAAAGGGCGATTTATTCGCCCTTTTTTTATGTCCTGAAATTTCTTCACCTGCGACCCCGGGCGATTAATTACGAATCTTCATTACTTAATAGGTTTCTTCACAGGTGGAGTTTGGAGTTTGCAACTTAGTTAGCTGCCTGGATGCCCGGGCGATGGATCTTGACAAAAGCCATTACATTTGTTGTTGTTTTTCAAGGGAGTTTGGAGTTTGCAACTAATTTTTCACCCGGGCGCCCGGTGCGAAAACTCACCGAGACTAGATTCACGTATTGAGGGGGGAAAGGGGAGTTTGGAGTTTCGGAGTTTTGAATCAGAAGATCTTCACCAGCAGATATAGGAGCAATAATAGTATAACCAGTTTGGCTGGGACCAATAAACTCAATAAAAACGCGAACATTTGTGACCTTCTTTCTAATTCTGAGCTGTAACCTGTTGTCCAGGCAGCAGCATGCTGCATCAGGATGGAAATATATAGATCCCGGGCGATAAATCAAGCGTTTTTCTGGGAGTTTTCTGGATTTTTTATGCCGGGCGCCCGGTGCGAAAACTCAGATGGTAAATATTCTAACTAAATCGAGGGTGATAATAAAGGAGTTTGGGAGTTTTGACGGCAAAAAACCCGGGCTCGCACCTGGTCTTCTGGCAGCCGCATCCTGAATCCCGGGAACTGTTGGAAAATATACATAAATAGGGAGTTTTGGGAGTTTCAACTAGGAGTTTCCATCCCGGCACCTGGTCTTCTGGTAGCTGCTGGATGGTTTGAATCCCGGGAAACATTGAAAAATGGGGAGTTTAGGAGTTTGCGCGGCGATTC